TAGCATTCAGGCAGCAGATGGTTCATTTCCCGAAAACACAAAAGTTTCAAGGTTAAAAGGAATTAATAAAATTATTCTTAATAAAAATGTAACTATTGATGAAGACGAAATAGCGTATGTTACTGGTTCAAAAGCCAGAAGTAAAGACTTGCTTAAAGGTTTGGTAGATCCAGTAGTATTGCCAATTTCAACTATCTCTGCTTCAGTTTTAGTAAATAATGTTGCAACAATAACTACAGTAGCTCCTCATAAACTGTCTACTGGAAATTTTGTTACTATTAGTAATAGATCTGGATACGACGGTTCTTATATGGTAACAAATACTGGATCAACAACATTTACTGTAAACATTACTTCTGCAAATATTGCAAGCAACACTACCGATGGAGGACTTGTTGCTACAGAAATTCCTGGTACTGGATCGGAATTAGCAGGAGAATCTGCACAAGAAGTTGCTAAAGAAACTATTAGAACTGGGATTATTAAAAATTTCCTTAGTTCAGCATACTACTCAGAAGATACTCTCAATAGCCTTAAACAAGCCCAAGAAGGCACTGTACAGTCTTCTGCGTTGGTAATGACAGGCTCAACTTCAATTCCTGGATATTCAAAGCCACAAAACTTTATTTCATACATTAAAAAAGATTTAACACAGACCGAAGTAATTAATCCAAAACTTTTTGGTACAAGAATGAGAATTATTGGAAGGGTAGACAATAACGATATTCAAATTCAAACTCCTTATGGAGCAAATCCAGTAACAACTATTCCAACAACCAGCTCAGATAAATTAAAGACGGTTTCTGCATCATCGGGAGGTCTGGCTTTTATGATTGATGACACAAGAAATCGTGGATACTTTTTTGAAATTGCAGCACTTACTGCTGGAAATATTGATAGCTTTGCAGTTGAAGACGGTATTGTAAATGTAATATTTTATAAAACTATGACTAAAAAAGATGCCACCATTACCAAAGTTAAAAAAGCTAGTGGTTCGAGAAATGTAGTGTTTTTTGCAAAAAATTCTTTTAAGGCAGGAGATCTTGTAAATATAACAAATGTATCTGGATATACAGGTGAGTATACAGTTATCAATGCAACTCCAAGTCAGTTTAGCATTAAGGGTGCGTCTGCTGGGACAGTAAGCCTTACACCGACAAATGCCGTCGCAGTTTACGATAGCAAAAATAAAGCAGTGCCTTACAAACTATGGGAAGGTCTTACAACTATTCTTGTTGACGACGGAAAGTTTGTTGGGCAGAGTAGAATTAAGGGTGAAGAAAACACAACAGTTTATGATCTTGCAGTAGAGTATGAAGATATTTTTAAAGATGATAATTATAATGGGATCATTGACGAAAATGAAACATCAATTACTGGAAGAAGATTTTATCTTTACATCAACGGAAAACTTATCGGAACTGTGATTGACGATGCTCCGTTACCAGTTGTTAATAATATTGCTCCATTTATTCGCAGCACTTCAAAAGTTATGTTTGAAAAAGTTTATGCTGTAGGGCAAAACGTAGCAAACAATGGTGTCAATCTACAGGACGCACCACTTCGTGGGGCATCGCTCTTTAATGAAGAAACAGATACAGATTCATCATTCAGGAAGTATTCCGTTGAGAATGCTATTCAACATACATATTTAAGTGGTATCAGTCCACTACACCAACCTAACTACGACATGTATCTGGAAGAGTTTGGAACAATAATGAGAGAGGCAGCATATCTTAACTTTAGATATGAAAAGGCATACCCTGCATTTATTTCAAAAATAGCCCCAACATTCAACAAACTAAAAGGCTATGCAGTTTCTGGCTTTATCGGTAACCCATACGGTGCAGAGTTTTTAGTTTTTAACACAACAGATTTCTCTATCAATCTTGACGAAACAAGTGGAAACTATCTAAGAATTCTTGGGGTAACGTTTACACAAGAGTCAGATAGAAAGCTAACTCTAGACGAGTACATGAAAAACAAGAGCGATCTTTCTAATCCAGACTTTAGTGGCTCTGCCCTATCTGAATCATTAGACAATCCAAACGCTGCTTCTAAAAATTACAGACAAATAAAAAACAGTAGGGCTACTTACGGAAAGAATGAGTTTTCAATTACTTCTTTTTATATTCAAAGTGCTGACCAAGCAGAAGAAATTATGGGGTGGCTAATTGACAAAGTGTCGGAGCCTAGACTTTCTGTGGGGCTAAGTATTTTTCCAATGCCAACCTTACAGTTGGGAGATATTGTGTCAATTAATCATAAAACAAGAAATACTGCTGGTCAATTAATAGACGAGGTAGCCAGTCCAGAAAAACGATTTGTTGTATATAATATTGAGTATGCAAGAAACAATAATGGTCCAGACATGACCGTTTATCTAAGTGAGGTGTCATAGTGGCAAAAAGAAAAAAGAAAAAGGGGGAAACTCCTTTAGCCAATAATATATTTTTACCAGAGCCTCTTTATAGAAGAGAACAACGTGGAGTAAAAACTGCAAGACCAGACATTATTCTTGACGATGAATCTTTGTCTATTGATATTATGCAAGATTTTATTTTTGCAGAAATCGGGGGGCAAGAAATACTAGACATTTCAAGATCAGACTTAATCAATAGCCCACTAAATCAGTTGTATAGTCCTGTCAAGGGTACAGGAACAAACTTTATTCAACAAGAAACAATAACTTTTATTGACGGAATTCAAAATACTTTTGCATCTTTTAATCGTGATGTGGATAATTATAGACCTTTAGACAATACTATTAGTATAGTTTCTATTGACGACAGTACAAAAACATTAATTATTAAAACTGTAAATATGAAAACTGGAGATGCAGTAGAGATTGATTTTCTTACAAATATAGAACTAGAAGATGCTATAATTTTTGAAGGGATATAATGTTAACATCAAAAGGCAAATCAGTACTAGCTAAGTACCTGGTCAATCAAGCACCAGGCTATGCTGGCTATATTGCTGTTGGATCTGGAGCACACCCAACAAGCAATATTAGTCATGCAATATCTTCTATAGTTGATGCAAATGCAGGAGAATTTAACTATACTGAAGTGACTACAGCCACACCTCATGGGCTTAAAGTTGGAGAGCAAGTTTACATTCAGATAAATTCGGCAATAGATGGGGTATATGTTGTACTAGGATCTCCAACACCCCTTTCATCAACAGTTTTTAGTATAGATCTTGTTTTACCTTTTGTCATTCCAACAACAACTGGAGGAACTATTAGCAAAACTTTTGTAAATAAAAATTCTTTAGATTTTGAAATGTTTAGAGTGCCAATTACTTCTCGTGCAATTTCCGTTGAAAGCGGAGAAACAAAAATAATATTTTCTGGAGAGCTTCCAAGCAACGAACGCTACGGTATTTCTGAAATAGGAATTTATCCATCTGGTAGTAATCCAGTTGCATCTGGAATTGACAGCCGTGTTCTTTTTAATTTTTCAGATACAGAAAAATGGGAATACCATTCGGATATATCACAAGCCCCAGATTCATTTATTGCTGGGCTTGGCAGTAGCACTACTGGTAATATTAATGTTACTTCCACTATATATGCAGTAGTGGGACTAGCATCAGACCCAATCTTTGATGTAGCGGCTCGAAAAGATAGAAACGAGCAGCCACGTTTTGAAACAAATACAATTTTAATGAGGGGAAATACTTCTGCAATTGATGCTTCATCAAACACCGTTCCTTGGACAGTTTATTCTGCAGATAATGCAGACAACATGTCTCATATTCATCACACAGACGTGTCATATAATTTTGACAAAAATAGTTCAGGTGACAAACTAAAGCTTGCATTTTCTTTAATTCCTGTTACCGCAAATGCCACAGTTTTTTCAAACTTAAAATTAAATGCAATTGTTCAGTTTTCAGCTTCAGAAAATGTTGCTACTAGCGAATACGCCAACATGCAAATTTCTATGAACAACACAAGTCTTACAACAAATAATTACAATTCTAGATATTATGTTCAAACTGCAAATCTATTAGATCTTAAAAAAACAGCAAACTTTAATTGGTCTGAAGTGGATACAGCAAAAATATTTATTTCTGTTACTGAGAATGTAGGAACAAATATTTCTGCATCAATACTTACAAGTAATATTGCAACAATAACCACATCAACTGCTCATGGTCTTTCCAGTAATACGTTAGTTCAAATTTCAGGAAGATCTGGATATAACGGACTTTATGCAATTACAAATACTGGGTCAACAACTTTTACTGTACCTATTACTTCTGCAAACATTGCAAGCAATACTACTGATGGAGGAGCTGTTGAAAGATTAGCTGGAAATTACTGGGTAGCCTTAGATGGTTTAAGATTTGAAAACACAACATCTGCAGAGGCTAATCCTCTCTACGGTTTGACTGGATACTCAATTATGTCTCAGTCAGCAGCTAACCTTCCAGTTATTAAGCAACCCAATACCAATAATATTTTAGAGTTTAAATTTTCTGTAGATACAGGCGGTGCTTAATTTGGCGGAAGAGATTCAAGAGACAACAATTCTTTCTAGAAATTTACCACCAAGACTACCAGGCAATAAGTTAGCATTACGCTATAAGGTACAGTCTACAAATACTGGGGAATCATCTAGTTGGTCTACTGTTTATTATATATCTGCCCCAACAGTTATCACAACCAATACAACTTCAAAACTTACTGCAACAGACGCAGAGTCATATTCTTTTCAATGGACAGACGAAAACCCTGTAGACGAATATGATGTTTTTGCAGCTGCCTCAATTGATTGCGAAAATTTTACGCTTAATAGAAGATCCGTGGGTACAACAAAATATTTGTACGCAACAACATCAAATGTGCTTATTGCTAATGAATTTAATAGATTTTATGTTGGTGCTAAAATAGATGTAAGAAATATAGCGTCAGCTTTGAATGGTACTGAACTTGAGGTTACAGCAGTAAACACAACGACACCACCATACTCCATTATATTTACAGGAGACTCTTCAGACACAGTTTCAAATACTGCAACCACGGCTGGTGGATTTTACTTGTCACCAATATCAGTAACTAATCCAGTAACAACAACAATGTTGTCTAAATATGAATATGTTGGCACAGCACTTGCCACAGGGTCAAATAAAACATTTTTATATAAAAGCACCAGGGGAATATTTGATGGAGCAAATACTGTATATTTTCAAAGCCTTAGAAGTGTGGCACTAACACAAATAGCTTGTTCGACAAAAGTTGCAGACCTATCATTATTTGTTGTTGGAAGTCCATTCGCATTTCTGGTATAATAAAAGTATGAAACTACCACTACCACAACGAGGACAGCCATTCGACCTGTCACTTGTATATAGAATTATTGAAGAAATTAATAATCTTTGGAATGAAATTGGATTAAGAGTATCAGCTTATTCTTCTATCCAAACTTCAAAAGACAATATCTCTAGCGTTAGATCAAGCGACACAAGAATAGTTGCTGGCTTTGTTGAAGTAATTAACAATAGCAAAGTTAAGGCAAACGATACAAAAGACTTTGACTATGCACTAGACAGACCTTTTAAATACCCACCAATTGTTACAGTATCACTAGAAAGCTTGGGAGATAGCCAAACAGAAGCCACAAAAAGTGCAACAGCTATTTTGACACAAGTTACTCAAGATAGAATTAAAGGTGTTGTTCAATTTGAAACAAGCGGTACTGCAGGAGTTCGTGTTAACATCATTGCCGTCGGCATTCCACAATAATGAACAGAGAACAGTATAACTCAGCACCGCCAATTCCAGGAAGCAAAAAGGTTTGGTTTTTAAATGGTGACCTTGTTCGTATCTATCACTTCAACAGATCTAACGGAATTATGTCTGTATACAACATCATCAAAGATCAGGTAGAAAGTTGTCTTGTTACAGATTTTAAACGGAATCGTGAAAGAGCATACACCGTAGGAGAGACAGCAATCCTAGTAAACAGACATAAGAAGTATATGCCAAGCCTAATGAAGCGTGGAGTAATCCCTGAGCCAATGGGTGCTCAGAAGGGCGGAGAGCGTGGCTGGCAGGTTCGATGCTACTACTCCGAATCACAAGTACGAGATATTCGTGATATACTTGCTACCTACCACATTGGTAGACCAAGAAAAGACAAGCTAGTTACTAACGACATTACGCCTTCGCCACAAGAGTTGACAAGACGTATGGGAGATGGTATACTGACATATACGAGAACTGAAGACGGCAGGTTTGTTCCTGTTTGGTCCGAAAGTATTTAACTGGAGGGTATGAGATGGAAAACGAAAATACAAAGATTAACATTGCATTGGGCTATACGCTCAATCTTGGTAACTTTCAATCACTGCGTATTGACCTAGGCGTTGAGGATTCACGTCGTGAGGGAGAGACCGTACAACAGGCATTTGACCGTGTGTACGAGTTTGTAGAAGCACGACTTGTTGAAAAGATTAACGAATCTAAAGACGAGATCGACAGCAAGTAATGGCTGAACGCAAAGACCGAATGGCTTTGCTTAGTAGATACTCTAAACTTTATCTTATAAAGTACGAGGAAAAGCCATTATTAAATTTAAACGTAGAACAATGGGCTGCAGATGCACTCATTGAGTCGTATGGCATATCTATGTGCTATGACTTACTAGAATATTATTTTGATGTAGCACAAAACCCAACATGGAAGTATTTTGCACACTATACAGATAATCTAATATCTGCACAGCAACAACATAAAAATGATATGTCCGAACGAGCAGTTCGCCGTGAACAAGCAAGGAAGTGGTTAAGTGAATGATTCAGAAGCAAAGCTTATCTCAGCAGTACTACAGGATAAGCAGGTACACGTATTACTACAAGCCAACGTGGAAAACATTCTTCGTACTCACAATGACATATGGCAGTTTATTAGGAACTACTCTGAGCATAACGGTACTGTCCCACCTGTTACCCTTGTAGTAGACAAGTTCCGTGATTTTCATCCTGTTGATGGGGTTGGTGCAACTAAGCATCACCTAGAAGAACTACAGGCAGACTATCTTAATGACAGCCTAAAAGATATCTTACGCAATACTGCCGCAGATGTGCAAGGTGGCAAGGGTCCAGAAGCACTTGAGTCACTTATTCAAATGACATCCGAACTAAAGAAGAATACTGCTTCTATCCGTGACATTGATGTTACAGACATTGATAGTGCTATTGCGTACTATGAGAATGTGCAGAAACAAAACGAGCTAGGTCAGATTGGTATCAAGACTGGTTTGCCAGGCTTTGACAACTATCTTCCTGCTGGTATTATGCCAGGACAACTTGGTGTATTCCTTGCCTATCCTGGTATTGGTAAGTCTTGGCTGTCGCTGTACTTTGCTGTACAGGCTTGGAAGCAGGGCAAGTCCCCTATGGTTGTAAGCCTTGAAATGAGCGAGACAGAGGTTCGTAACCGTGTCTATACAATTATGGGAGATGGTCTTTGGTCTCACCGTAAGCTCTCTAGTGGCGAGGTAGAGCTAGATATGCTAAAGTCTTGGCACGAGAAGAATCTTCAGGGTAAGCCTGAGTTCCACATTATCTCTAATGATTCTGGTGGAGAAGTAACGCCATCAGTTATGCGAGGGAAGATCGATCAGTATAAGCCAGACTTTGTTATTGTAGACTATCTACAACTAATGTCACCAAATCAAAAGTCAGACAATGAAACGGTTCGTATGAAAAACCTTTCTCGTGAACTAAAACTTATGGCTATCTCTGAAGAAGTTCCTATTATTGCTATCTCTTCTGCAACACCTGATGATGTTAATAAACTAGATACCGTTCCTACACTTGGTCAAACAGCGTGGTCACGTCAGATTGCTTATGATGCCGACTGGGTTATGGCTCTTGGTCGTGGTGCAAACTCAGATGTTATTGAGTGCGTATTCCGTAAAAACCGTAATGGATTTATGGGTGAGTTTATGGTTCAGGTTGATTTTGACAAAGGTGCGTACCGTTACAAAGACTTTGAAGATAACTAGTTATAATGGAGTATGCAAAGTCAACATCACAAACCAATCAAGCGATTTAGTTTAGAGGGTAACATTCACGATGAAGCAGCAATTGGCAGACTTAAACAGGAGTATGTTAGACTGTTAAAGAGTGAAATGATTCTAACTGGGTACGCACCTAGATTAGACATTGACCCAGACTTTACAATTTTTTACAACCACGAGAAAGAAATTTTCGAATTTCAATTATCACTATATGGAACATACTTAGGAAAAAACAAAACACAATGGATAACAGGAATAGACGGAACACAGGTGGTTCCTACACACAAGAGCAAATCAAAAGAGTCCTTACAGGATCAGGCATAGATATTGAATCAGAAGTAGATTCTGACTACATTATATATTGCCCTTTTCACCCAAACCATCGTTCACCAGCAGGTGAAATTGATAAGCGTAGCGGAACGTTCTTTTGTTTTTCCTGTCACCACATTGCAGACCTAGTTGAAGTAGTAGTAAAGACCTCTGGTCGTACATACTTTGAAGCGGTACGCTTTATCAAATCCAAGGGTACAGAGTCTGACCTTACACAAGATATTAATCGTCAGCTCCACACTAAGCCAGACTACGTACAGTTTGACGAACTATTAATTAAAAGATTAAATACGCAAGCACTAGAAGGACCTCGTGCAATGCGATACTTCTCAGGACGATTAGTCACAGAGCAATCAGTAAAAAAGTTTGCTCTTGGCTTTTCTGAGAAACAAGATATGGTGACTATTCCTGTACACGCTCCAGACGGAATGTGCATTGGATTTGTGGGTCGTTCCATTGAAGGCAAGGAGTTTAAGAACACTCCAGGAATGCCTAAATCAAAACTTCTGTTTAACCTGCATAGGGTCAAAACAGCAGACAGGGTATATGTTGTCGAATCATCTTTCGATGCCATACGCCTTGACCAAGTTGGATTTCCAGCGGTAGCAACTTTAGGTTCTAACGTATCCAACGTACAGATTGAATTGCTTAAGAAGTATTTCAATAACATAATCGTTATTGCAGATAATGACGAAGCAGGAGGAAACATGAAGTCCAAGATCATTGATAAGCTTGGGTCTCGTGTATCCGTAATCACACTAGAAAAACAATACAAGGATATTGGAGATATGAAGGATGAAGATATTGCACAACTGGATGTCGCATTTGACAAAACCATCATATCTATGCTAAACTGATAACCTCAACAACACAAGGAGAAAACTATGAGTGCAATTAAGGGACTAAAAAATCTAAACGCCCTACTCGAAAAACCAAAATACGAAGGTACAAAAGTTCGTTGGCTTAAGCTTGCTGACGGACAATCCGCTACGATTCGTTTCGTAGAAGAGCTAGATGCAGACTCACCATACTTCGATGAAAGTCGTGGAGAAGCCTGTGTTTTTGCAGAGCACACCAATCCAAAGGACTACAAGCGTAAGGCTGCTTGTACCACGGATTCAGAAGGTCGCTGCTACGGTTGTGAAATGGCTCGTAAAGAGCCTAAGTCTGGCTGGAGAGCACGTAACCGCTTCTACTGCAACGTGCTCGTTGAAGACGGTCTTGAAGACCCCTACGTGGCTGTATGGTCGCAGGGTATCTCAAAGCAGTCAGCAGTACCAACATTGATGGAATACTTTGACGACACCAAGGGAATTTCAAATGTAGTCTGGAAGATTAAGCGTAATGGTCAGGGAACTGAAACCAGCTACACTCTTCTTCCAAAGGGACCAGACACAGAGCCTTTCGACTGGTCAAAGCATGAATTCCACAATTTGGAAACAGTTCTTCGTGAGATTCCTTACGCTGAACAGGAAGCATTCTACTTCGGTTTTGATGCTCCATCGGTTACATCGTCTACTAATACAGACTGGTAACAAAGGCTGTGCTGGGCAAACACACTAAACTGCCCACCTAACACGTTAATATGATATACTTAAAATATGAGACTTAACGTGCAAATAGGTGATACAAATAGTTTTGGGATTCAGGTTGTATCTGGACCATACAAAATTAGAAATCATAACTCTTGGGATTTCTTATGTCCATTTTGCAAAGAAACATTTATTGCCCCAACAACAAATTTTAAAGAGGCAAAGTCTTGTTATGATTGCAGAGGATTGGTAAAAAGAAAGTCCTCAGAGGATATTACCTGGAGAAATCACTACCTAATGTTAAAGGCTAGAAAGCACTCAAAAGAAAAAGGCTTTAATATAACTGAAGAACAATTTAAAGAAATATCTTCAAGAAACTGTTTTTACTGTGATTCAGAACCAATTCCAACAAAGGGACACAGAGACTGGTCTGCATATATTTTAACAAACGGACTTGACAGAATAGACCCAAGTATGGGATACTTATATAACAACGTAGTAGCCTGTTGCAAATGGTGCAATATGGCAAAATTAGATAGAACAGTAGAGGAATTTTATTCGTGGATAACAAAATTGTCGGAGCATCAAAATCGTATGCAGCACTCCACGTCCACTCGCACTATAGTCTCTTTGACGGAATAGCTACTCCACAGGAATATGTGGATCGTGCAGTAGCACTTGGGATGCCAGCCATTGCTATCACAGACCACGGATCTGTATCTGGACACCGTGAAATGTATCGTGCTGCTAAAGAAGCAGGTATTAAACCAATTCTTGGTATTGAGGGGTACATCACTAAAGACCGCTTTGACCATGAAGACAAGAAGGACAAGAACGACCCACTTGACCTTAACTATAATCACCTTATTATTCTCGCCAAGAATGACATTGGGCTTGAGAACCTTAATAAACTAAACGAACTTGCTTGGACAGAGGGTTTCTTTAAGAAACCTCGTATGGACTGGGCTATTCTAGAGCAATACAAGGAAGGGCTTATCGTTACATCTGGATGCCTTTCTGGGTATCTTGCTAAAGCTATTGAGGCAGATAACCTTGCTGCTGCAAAGATGCATCTTACGTGGGCTAAGGAAACTTTTGGCGAGGACTACTACATTGAAGTAATGCCACACAATCCTGCAGAGGTTAACAAGATGCTTCTTGATCTTGCAGACGAGTTTGGCATCAAGCCATTGGTAACTCCAGACTGCCACCACGCTGGCGTTGAGCAGAAAGAGATTCAAGAACTAAAGCTTATCCTCAATACCTATTCTAATAAAGTTGAGAAGGATTCTACGTACAACGGTTCGCTCAAATACGATAACCTTATGGACAAGCTTGACTATCTCTATGGTGCAGACCGTCAGATGTCGTTCAACAAGTTTGACATTCATCTGCTCTCTGATGAAGAGATGCATGATGCCATGAAAGCTCAGGGCATTGACCGTGAGGATATGTACGAAGCAACTATTGAGATTGTCAATAAGATTGAAGAGTATGGCATTGAAGATCACCGTGATCTACTTCCTGTGCAGTATCAAGATCCAGATGGAGAACTATTCAACCTTGCTATGGAAGGCTTGAAATCTCTTGGCTTAGACCAGAAGCAGGAATACGTTGACCGCCTCAACGAAGAACTTGAGATTATTAAGGCTAAGAACTTTGGTCCATACTTCCTAGTTGTACGCTCTATGATTGCTTGGGCTAAAAAGGAAGGCATTATGGTAGGACCAGGACGTGGTTCTTCTGCTGGCTCATTGCTTTGTTATGCCTTGAATATCACAGACATTGACCCTATTCAGCACGGTCTCCTATTCTTCCGATTTATCAACCCAGAGCGTAATGACTTCCCAGATATTGATACAGATATCCAGGACTCTCGCCGTGAAGAAGTCAAAGACTACCTTGTACGTCAGTACCGTCACGTTGCATCTATTGCTACATTCTTGCAGTTCAAGGATAAAGGTGTTGTGCGAGACATTGCTCGTGTACTCAACATCCCACTACCTGACGTTAACAAGGTTATGAAGCTTGTGGACACTTGGGACGAGTACTGCACATCGTCTTCGACTGCAGAGTTCCGTGAGAAGTATCCAGAGATTGAGAAGTATGGAGAGCAACTCCGTGGTCGAATCCGTGGTACTGGTATTCACGCTGCTGGTGTCGTTACATCCAAGGAGCCTATTTTCAAGTTTGCTCCAATGGAAACTCGTGTGGCTCCAGGCACAAAGGAACGCATTCCTGTTGTTGCTGTAGATATGACAGAGGCAGAGCGTATTGGTCTTATTAAGATCGATGCACTTGGACTTAAGACTCTCAGTGTGCTCGACGATACACTCAAGATCATTGAAGAGCGTGAAGGTATCAAGATTGACCTTCTGGGGCTTAACATGGAAGATCGTAATGTTTATAACATGCTTTCGGATGGATACACTAAAGGTGTGTTCCAGTGTGAAGCCACGCCATATACCAATCTGCTTGTAAAGATGGGTGTCAAGAACTTTAACGAACTTGCTGCTTCTAACGCTCTAGTTCGTCCAGGTGCTATGAATACTATCGGTAAGGACTACATTGCTCGTAAGCATGGTAAGCAGGGCATTACCTATCTTCACGAGGTTATGAAGCCATTCACGTCAGACACCTATGGCTGTGTTCTTTACCAGGAGCAGGTCATGCTTGCCTGTGTGGAACTTGGCGGTATGACAATGGCTACTGCTGATAAGGTTCGTAAGATCATTGGTAAGAAAAAGGATGCTAAGGAGTTCGACCAGTTTAAGAATGAATTTGTTAAGGGTGCTTCACGCTACGTTACACCTAACGCTGCAGAAGACCTATGGCACGACTTTGAGGCACACGCTGGCTACTCGTTCAACAAGAGCCACGCTGTAGCCTACTCAACGCTCTCGTACTGGACTGCGTACCTTAAGTACTACTATCCAATTGAGTTTATGTTTGCTCTCCTCAAGAACGAGAAGGACAAGGATGCTCGTACAGAGTACTTGATTGAAGCAAAGCGTATGGGTATCTCTGTCAAGCTCCCACACATCAACGATTCAGATGCCGACTTTAAGATTGAGGGCAAGGGTATTCGTTTCGGACTTACTGGAATTAAATACATTTCTGACAACATTGCAGAGAAATATATCGCTGCTCGTCCATTCCACTCCTACAAAGAACTAGAAGAGTTTACGTTTGGCAAGGGTAACGGAGTTAACTCTCGTGCATTGTCTGCACTAAGACTTATTGGAGCAGCAACATTCCCAGACAATCCTCGTAATGATGAAGAAATTCGTGAGAACCTTTACGACTACCTAAACCTACCAGAGTTCAATGCTTCTGTTCCACAGCACTACTATGCATACATTAGCGATGCAGAGGAATATGAAGAAAAGGGTGCATATGTTATACTTGGAATGGTAAAGGGCATTAAGCGAGGTAAGGGTTGGTCTCGTGTCGAAATACTAGACAAGACAGGTGCAATTGGTATCTTTGATGAAGAGCAGTCAAAGATTGAAGCAGGTCGCACGTATCTGATTCTTGCCAGCGACAATCGTATCACTACTGCAATTCCTGCAGACGAACTAAAGGGTAATACATCTGGACTACTTAAGTTGCTCAACTATAAGCAATTGCCATACAAGGACGATGAAATGTTTGTAGTTTCATTTAAGCCACGTATCACTAAGGCTGGTAAAAAGATGGCTTCTATGGTCATTGCAGATACTAGTCGTCAGCTACACAGTATCACAGTCTTCCCTACAAGCTTTCCAAAAGCATACATGAAAGTAAAAGAAGGGGAAATATTCAAATTCTCTTTGGGTAAAACTAAAGACGGAACAATAATAATGGAGGATGTATTCAATGTTTGATAAAATAACAGAACACTTGCACGAAATTGCAGTTGAAAAAGGATTCTGGGATCCAGTAGTAAGCAATGTATCTCAGGAACAAATCGATATCTTTATGACTAAGCAGTTGATGATGATTGTATCAGAGGCTGTAGAGGTTATGGAAGCTATCCGTAAGTCAAAAGGTCCAGAGGCAATTGCTGATGAAATGGCTGACATTCTTATTCGTACCCTAGATCTCTATGCTGGACTTGTAGAATTCGAATACACAAATGTTACGCTTGACGAAGCATTTGAAAAAAAGACAGCATTTAATAAAACACGACCAGAGAAGCACGGAGTAAAATTCTAATGACAGTAACAGTATATACAAAAGACAATTGTGTTCAGTGTGAAGCCACTAAGCGACACCTAGACAAGCTAGATATTCCTTACAGCACAATTAACATCACTAATGATATCAGTGCTCTTGATAAGTTGATTAGTTTAGGATATCGTTCAGCACCTGTTGTAGTTACAGACGATGATAGTTGGGCAGGATATGTTCCAGACAAACTCGATAAGTTGGCTTTCTAATGACTACTATGGAAGAAGCTCTAGCACAACTGGATCCACGCATCCGTAAGCGTCTATCTAACGGTGCAGGATTTAAAACTGAATTCCAGCCTACCCCTAGTTACGGTCTAAATCGTGCTTTAGGTGGTGGACTACCTTATGGTCGCCAGGTTCTTATTTGGGGGTCTAAGTCAAGTGCAAAGTCTTCACTCTGTCTTCAGATGGTGGGACTTGCACAAGCAGAAGGAAAGCTCTGTGCTTGGATCGATGCAGAGATGTCATACGATGAAGCGTGGGCAAAGAAGCTTGGGGTAGATACTGAAAACCTTATTGTCTCTCAGGCTCGTACTATCAATGAGATGGTAGACGTAGGCACAGCACTAATTAATGCAGGTGTAGATATAATAGTCGTAGATTCAATTACATCACTTCTACCTGCAATCTATTTTGAGAAAGACTCTGACGAACTCAAGCAGCTAGAAAATACCAAGCAGATTGGTGCAGAGTCTCGTGACTTCAGCAACGCCTGGAAGATGATTAACTATGCTAACAACAAAGTTAAGCCAACTCTGTTTGTCTTGATCTCTCAGTCACGAAACAATATTTCAGCAATGTACACACAGCAACAGCCAACAGGTGGACAGGCTACAAAGTTCTACTCGTCAACAGTAATTAAACTGTTTAGCTCTGAATCAGACAATCAGGCTATCAAGGGCAAGATCCCTGTTAGGGACAAGCTCATTGAAGAGAAGATTGGTCGTAAGGTAAAGTGGGAACTACAGTTCTCTAAGACCTCTCCAGGCTTCCAGAACGGCGAATACGACTTCTACTTCCGTGGGGACAAAGTGGGTATTGATGCCGTTGGTGACCTTGTGGACACCGCTGAGATGGCAGGTATCGTCTCTCGTACAGGTGCTTGGTATATTGTCTCAGACGACAAGAAGGTTCAGGGTAGAGAAGCCTTTATTAATTACGTTAAAGAGAATGACGACTTCCGTAAATCTATCGAGGACCAGTTAAATGGCAGCTAAGTATGATGTTCATAAAGGTAAGTTTAACTGCCATACCTGTAAGACAGAGGTGGGTTCTGTTCGTTGGTATTGGTCACTAAAAGAATTGACGTGGATGTGTCCAGACGGACACTTAAGTACAGTTAATCTTAACACCAAAAAAAGTAAGGAAATTTATGAGCGAAAAGAATGAAAGCAAAAGAATCGGTGCAAAACAACACAAAAATTCGGGACGTAATACGACCAAGGGTGATGCTACTTGGGGACAGTTTGTTGTTGATTTTAAAGAAGTGTCGAAATCGTTTACTCTCAACAAGGAAGTATGGGCTAAGGCTACGACTGATGCAATTCGTGGTAACAAAGACCCAGCAATTATTGTTGTACTTGGCGAGGGTAATTCTAAAGTAAGACTAGCAATCATTGAGCTAGGAATCCTAGAACAATTGACTGAATCACAAGAGTAGTGTATAATAGAAGGATAGTAGAAATTGGAAACAATGGAAGAAACAAAGACAACATTAGAAAGAGTCAACGGTCTCTCGGAGATCGCTGACTTTATGAACGATGAAGAGCTTACCGAAGCTCTTACGTTTATTGCAAAAGTGATTTTTAAACCAGAGATTCCTGCACAGGTAGCCTCTATTGAAATTGTAAGACTTCAAGCCATTGCTGCTAAAATGTCGTTCAAGGCTACTTGGATGGCAAACGTAGATAAAGGAGACAGAGCGAAGAAGAATATTTATTTTACAGCTGCCGCATCAATTAATGAGCTAGTAGCTGCACTTAAATATATTATTCGCTAGAAAACATTATGGCAAAAAATCTATTAAATCAAGTTATGCTCAAGGGTGCATCCGACAAGAAGAAAACCTTCTTGGATACAGATGAGCTTATCCAAAAGATTCAGCACGGATATATTATTAGTCGTGTTGACAAGCACCAGCAGAAGAAGACCTTTGCACCAAGCACAATTGCATTCTCTCATGGAGAGTGTCCTCGTTATTGGTACATTGCTTTTGAGGGTGCAATATTTACAGACAACGCAGATGCTTATGGTGGAGCAAACATGACTGCTGGTACAAAGTCACACGAACGTATCCAGCAAGCTATGGCTAATGTACCAGACCTTCTCGTTGATTCTGAATTTAAAATCACAAGTCAGGACCCACCCATCTTTGGTTACGGCGACGTAATCCTCAAGTGGGGTGGAGAAGATTTGCTTGGCGAAATTAAAACAATGCCAAACGAAGGATTCGAATATCGAAAAGCAGCAGGTAAGCCAAAACTTGGTCACCTAGTACAGCTGCTTATCTATATGAAAATTCTGGGGAGAGAACGTGCGGTACTAATCTACGAGAACAAGAATAACCACGAGTTGCTTGTACTCCCAGTAGTACTAAACGATTATCTTAAAGGGTGGGTAGACAATACGTTTGATTGGATGAGAGAAGTTCGTGCTGCTTGGGAAAAGAAAGAACTCCCAACTAAGAACTACCGATCAAACTCTAAGATTTGCAAGACTTGTCCAGTAAGGGCAACTTGCGATATCGCTGGTCCAGGGACGCTACAAATAAAGTCTATGGAGCCAATCAATGAAGCATTGTCAATGGTGTGATAACCAGTTTAAACCAAATGTATCTTATCAGATATACTGTTCTGCTGATTGTAGAGAAAAAGCAACAAGAGAAAAAATAGCTGAACGTTATGCTAGAAATCGTTTACAAAAACTTTCTCGTAAAAATAGAAAATGTAAAAATTGTGGGTCAAAGCTATCTATCTATAATGATGAACCGACCTGCTCTGTATGTGACATTAATCCTTCAGAGGTAAATAAAGTATTAAAAGAGTTAAAGGAGATAGCCGATGGTAAAATTGAGCTTAATTAATCCAAAACCAAAAACAGTTTGCTCAATTGATGCAAGCACAAACAGTTTAGCCTTTGCTATCTTTGAAGACAAGTCTTTAATTAGATTTGGTAAAATTAATTTTGTTGGCAGAAATACATATGAAAAAGTTGGAGATGCAGCAAAGAAGTGCTTGGCTTTTTTTAAACAATTTAATATTGATTCTATTATTATTGAGCACACTGTATTTATTAATAGTCCTAAGACTGCTGCAGACCTTGCACTTGTTCAAGGGGCTATGCTTGGATCAGCTCAAATTAATGGCATAAAGATTGCTGGATCAGTTAATCCAATTACCTGGCAATCATTTATTGGTAACACAAAACTCTCGGCGGTAGAAAAGCAACAGCTTCGCAAAGAGAATTCTAACAAATCCGAATCTTGGTATAAGGGGCAAGAACGTGAAATCAGAAAACAAAAAACAATACGCTATGTTAGCACGTATTATAATAAGTCTATTAGTGATAATGACGTGGCAGATGCTATTGGAATTGGTCACTGGGCTATCCACAATTGGGAAAAAGTTGACAAATAAGCTTATGGCTGGTAAACTATATACTAACGAGGCTTGGCTCAAGAAGCGTTACTGGATGGATAAAAAAACTCCAGAAGATATTGCTAAAGAGTGCGGTGTGTCTGTTGAAACAATCTATGTGTACCTGGCAAAGTTTGGATTAAGGAAGTCGAGACGATGAGTGAAAATCTTAAAATTACAGTAGACCAAGTTAACCACCCACCACACTATACACAGGACCCAAGTGGTGTTGAGTGCATTCAGATAACACGCCACCGTAACTTTAACGTAGGTAATGCATTTAAGTACTTGTGGAGGGCAGGGCTTAAAGATCAGGCTAAGACAATCCAAGATCTTGAAAAGGCTATCTTCTATATTCAAGATGAAATTAAACGACTCGAAGGAAAATTCTAATGGCTAGATTACGTAAAACCGATTTCCCTAGTGTTGAGATTAAAGACCCATTTATCCGTGTACACGAAATGAAGTATGAAAACTTTGTGATTGAACGTGGAGATCTTATCAGGATTACTGGAGAGTATGGCACACGCTTTAAGTTTGAGTCTATTACGACTAACCCAGCAAACGATGCCGTGTGGGTAGACTGCTTTGAAATGTGGAGAGGTCGTCAGGGAGCATACCGATCATTCTCTATTGACCGTGTAAAGCGTATTCCAAAGCGTAGACCAAGGAAGGCTAAGCCTAGTGTCGTTTGAAGACCTTACCGTAGAGCACCTTGATGAAATAAACAGGGTTGTAGAAAAGTACCTTCAAGGTTCTGAACCTACACAGATTTCTAAGGAGCTTGCACTTCCACGTCAAAAGGTTGTTGCTCACATCAACCAGTGGAAGCTTATGGCTGCAGACAATGCTGCAATCCGTGCTCGTGCTAAGGAAGCCCTTGTAGTAGCAGACACACACTATAACAAACTAATCAGTAAGGCATATGAGGTTATCGAAGAGGCTACCACTATTTCAAATCTTGGTGCAAAAACTGCAGGTATTAAGCTAGTCCTAGACATTGAGTCCAAGCGTATCGATATGCTACAGAAAGCAGGACTGCTAGAGAATAAAGAACTAGCAGATGAAATGCTGGAGATTGAGCGTAGACAGGATATCTTGAAAGACATTCTAAAGGATATTGCTGCAGAACACCCAGAGGTACGTGACAAGATTATGCGTAGACTCTCTGAGGTTTCTAAAAACCAAGAGGTGATTACTGTTGTCAGAGATGTTTGATGATTTTTTTGAGGTCCTAAAGGATAATAACTTTAAAGAGATTCCAGTAGATGCTAAGACCTTTGTCGAGGGTGAAGCATATCTTGGGCAACCACCCCTGTCACAAATTCAGTACGACATTGTAGAGGCTATGAGCCAAATCTACAAGATAGAAGATCTTATCGATATTCTCGGCACAGAAGAGGGAACTCGCTACTACAAGAAGTATACAAAGAACGAGGTTATCCTCCAGCTTGGCAAGGGTAGTGGTAAGGACTTTGTATCTACCGTAGCGTGTGCATATATCGTATACAAGCTTCTATGCCTTAAAGATCCAGCTCGTTACTTCGGTAAGCCATCTGGCGATGCTATTGATATTATCAACGTGGCTATCAACGCACAGCAAGCCAAGAACGTCTTCTTCAAAGGATTCAAGTCTAAGATCGAACGCTCACCGTGGTTTGCTGGAAAGTACTTTGCAAAGGTTGACAGTATTGAGTTCGATAATGCTATTACCGTTTACTCTGGTCACTCTGAACGAGAGAGCCACGAGGGTCTTAACCTTATCCTAGCCGTCCTTGACGAGATCTCTGGGTTTGCACAAGAAACAAACACTGGTAACGACCAGGGTAAGACCGCAGACAACATCTACAAGGCATTCCGTGCTTCTGTAGACTCTCGATTCCCAGACTTAGGAAAAGTAGCACTACTGTCATTCCCTCGTTATCCTGGAGACTTTATCTCACAACGCTATGACGATGTGATTATGGACAAAGAAATTATTACAAAGACTCACAAGTTTATTATGAACCCAGACCTTCCAGAAGATGCAGATGGCAATAGTCTAGAAATTTCCTGGGACGAAGACACAATTATTAACTATAAGTATCCTGGCATGTTTGCGGTAAAGAGACCAACATGGGTAGTAAACCCTACTCGCAAGATAGACGACTTTAAACTTGCCTTCTATACGGACCTAGGAGACGCTATGATGCGATTCGCCTGTGTACCCACCTATAGCTCAGATGCATTCTTTAAGCAAATTGAGAAGGTTCAGAACTCAATGACACTCCGTAACCCACTAGACACTAACCGTCGCTTTGACGAAACCTTTGTTCCAGATCCAGATAAGATTTATTATGTCCACGCTGACCTTGCACAACGCCACGACAAGTGTGCTGTAGCAATTGCTCACGTAGATAAGTGGGTAAACATTCAGGTAATTAAAGATTACCAGCAGGTAGCACCAGTAGTTGTAGTAGATGCTGTAGCATGGTGGGAGCCAAAGGTAGAGGGTCCAGTTAACCTATCAGAAGTTAAGCAATGGATTCAGAACCTTCGTCGTCTAGGATTTAATCTAGGGATGGTAAGCTTTGACCGCTGGCAATCATTCGATATCCAGAATGAACTTAAGCAGGTTGGCATTAGAACAGAGACTGTTTCTGTTGCTAAGAAACACTATGAAGATATGGCAATGCTTATTTATGAAGAGCGTCTCGCTATGCCGTCTATCGATATTCTATTTGAAGAGTTGACAGAACTTAAGATTATGAGAAACAACAGAGTTGATCACCCTCGCAAAAAGTCTAAGGACCTTGCGGATGCTGTTTGTGGTGCAGTCTTCGGAGCAATCTCTCACACACCTAAAGACCTAAACCTTCAAGTAGAGATTCATACGTTTAAGCAAAAACCCAAAAATCAACTTGCGGAAAGTGCTAAAGGCGTGATAGAATATAACTCTATACCAAATGATGTACGCGACTATCTTGACCAATTCAAAACAATTTAGGGGCATACAGTGAGTTTAGGCATTGTTTATTTTTCTAACTATTCTGGAAACACCAAAAGATTTGTAGAGAAGTTAGGGCTAGAAGCAGTCAGGATTCCAATTAAGGATTCTGATGATCCAATTATAGTACCAGATAGATACGTGCTATTTGTTCCCACATATGGTGGTGGGAGCGAGAACCACGCTATTCCAAGACAGGTTCGCTCATTCTTAAATGTAGAGATAAACAGGCAAAAGATGATTGCTGTCGTAGGTCTAGGAAACACAAACTTTGGGGAAGACTACTGCAAGGCTGCAGAGATGATTGCAGCTAAAACAGGTGTCCCCATATTAGGCAGGGTAGAGATATTCGGCACAGAAGAAGACACAATAACAATTAAGGAAAGGTTGGCGATGTTAGTATGACAAACGCATACAGTTACCACGAGCTAAACGCAATGCTGAATCTCTATGACGAGAACGGTCAAATTCAGTTTAACAAGGACAGGGAGGCTGCGAAGGCATACTTCCTTGACCACGTAAACCAGAACACAGTTTTCTTTCACAGCCTTCAGGAGAAGCTAGACTATCTAGTTGAGCATGAATACTATGACAAAGATGTTTTAGACCTCTATGACTTTGCTTTTATTAAGTCGGCGTTTCAGCACACATATGCACAAAAGTTTCGCTTCCCAACATTTCTTGGAGCATACAAGTTTTACACTTCTTATGCACTCAAAACATTCGATGGCTCACGCTACCTAGAACGATTTGAAGATCGTGTATGTATGACTGCTCTTATGCTTGCCAATGGAAACAAAAAGCTTGCGATGGACATAGTTGATGAACTAATCTCTGGTCGCTTTCAACCTGCTACACCAACATTTCTCAATGCTGCAAAGAAACAAAGGGGAGAGTTTGTTTCTTGCTTCCTACTCCGTATTGAGGATAACATGGAATCAATTGCTCGTGCGATTAACTCCTCACTCCAGCTTTCAAAGCGTGGTGGTGGTGTAGCCTTAAACCTTACTAACATTCGTGAAGCAGGTGCTCCAATCAAAAAGATTGAGAACCAGTCTTCTGGGGTTATTCCAGTAATGAAGCTTCTCGAAGACTCATTCTCCTACGCTAACCAGCTAGGTGCTCGTCAGGGGGCTGGGGCAGTGTACTTAAATGCACACCACCCAGATATCCTTAACTTCCTAGACACTAAGCGTGAGAATGCAGACGAGAAGATGCGTATCAAGACTCTTAGTATTGGTGTTGTTATTCCAAACATTACTCTAGAGCTTGCTAAGACTAACGAAGATATGTATCTCTTCTCTCCATATGACGTTGAGCGTATCTACGGATTACCTATGAGCGATATTTCAGTTACTGAAAAATACCAAGAGATGGTTGACAACCCTGAGATTCGCAAGACTAAGATTAAAGCTCGTATTTTGTTTGAGCGTATTGCTGAACTTCAGTTTGAGTCAGGGTATCCTTACATTGTCTATGAAGACACAGTAAATGATGCCAACCCAATCGATGGTCGTATCAATATGTCAAACCTTTGCTCTGAGATTCTTCAGGTCAATACGCCAACAACATACAATGCTGACCTTAGCTACGACCAGATTGGCAAGGACATCTCTTGTAATCTTGGTTCACTAAACATTGCTGCAGTTATGGATGGTCAGAACTTTGAAAAGACTATTGAGACATCTATCCATGCATTGACAGCAGTTGCAGATATGTCCTACATCGAATCCGTAATGTCAATTGCTGAGGGCAACAAGAAGTCTCGTGCCATTGGTCTAGGACAGATGAATCTACACGGCTACCTTGGTCGTGAGAAGATTCACTATGGCTCTGAAGAGGGTATTGACTTTACTAACATCTATTTCTACACTGTATTGTACTACGTTCTAAAGGCATCTAACAAGCTTGCTAAAGAGACTGGAAGCCCATTCGACGGCTTTGAGCGTTCCAAGTATGCAACTGGTGAGTTCTTTACCAAGTACATTGAGCAGGAATGGAAGCCAGCAACTAAGAAGGTTGCTAAGTTATTTACAGATTCAAAGATTAACATTCCAACACAGCAGGATTGGGAATCACTTGCTAAGTCTGTAAAGAAGCACGGTATCTACAACCAGAACCTTCAGGCAGTACCACCTACAGGATCAATCTCATACATCAATAACTCAACATCATCGATTCACCCTATCGCTTCTCAGATTGAGATTCGTAAGGAAGGAAAGCTTGGTCGTGTCTACTACCCTGCACCATTCCTTACAAACGATAACCGTGAATACTTTGCTGATGCATATGAGATCGGACCAGAAGCTATCATTGATACCTACGCTGCAGCTACACAGCACGTAGACCAGGGGCTATCACTAACCCTATTCTTCAAGGATACTGCTACAACACGTGATATCAACAAGGCACAGATTTATGCCTTTAGTAAGGGAATCAAAACAATTTACTACATCAGAATTCGACAGCTTGCTCTTGAGGGAACTGACGTATCAGAGTGTGTAAGTTGTATGCTTTAGGAGGCAAATATGATAACAAGACCAATTAATTGGAACAAAATCCAGGACCCAGTAGACCTTGACGTTTGGAATAGACTGACAGCAAACTTCTGGTTACCAGAGAAGGTTCCACTTTCAAATGATGTACAGTCGTGGGCTACATTGCACGAGGACGAAAAGATTCTTACAATGCGTGTGTTCACTGGACTAACAATGCTTGACACAATTCAGGGAACAATCGGAGCAATGAGCCTGATGCCTGATGCTCGTACACAACATGAAGAAGCAGTCATTACTAACATTGCCTTTATGGAGTCGGTACACGCCAAGTCGTACTCAAGCGTATTCTCTACTCTATGCTCAACTACAGATATCGACGAGTCATTTCGATGGAGCGAAGAGAATCCATTCTTGCAAAAGAAAGCAGAGATTGTTTTAAATCGTTATCGTGGAGACGACCCATTCAAACGTAAGATTGCCTCAACACTTCTTGAGTCGTTCTTATTCTACAGCGGATTCTATCTTCCAATGTGGTGGTCAAGCCGTGGCAAGCTAACTAACACTGCCGATCTGATTAGACTTATCATTCGTGATGAAGCGGTACACGGTTACTACATTGGATACAAGTTTCAACAGGCATACAACGAATTGCCAGAGGCACAGCAGGAAGAGTTAAAGTCATTTACATATGAGTTGCTTATGGAGCTTTATGAAAACGAAGTAAGGTACACCGCAGACCTATACGATCCACTTGGTCTTACAGAAGATGTAAAGGCATTCCTTCGATACAACGGAAACAAGGCTCTTATGAATCTTGGATTTGATGCACTATTCCCCAAGAAAACTTGCAATGTCAATCCTGCCATTCTCTCAGCCCTGTCACCTAACTCAGACGAGAACCACGACTTCTTTTCTGGCTCTGGCTCTTCCTACGTCATTGGAAAGCACGAAGCCACAGAGGATGAAGACTGGGACTTCTAACTAAATACATTAGAATTGGGCTACTCAGGTAGCCCCTTTTTTGTATAAATCAGATATAATAGAATAGTTAAGCTTTTAAGCTTAACGAAGGAGTGATATATATATGGAAATCGAAACATTTAAAAGAGTTGCAGGAAGAATCGTTGCATTGTTCCTTGTCTCAGCACTAACAACAATTGGTGCTGGTGCTATTATTGGAATCGACACACTACAGACAGCAATACTTGCTGGAGTTATGGGTGTTGCTAACGTTCTTGAAGATCTTTCTCGTGGATATCTTAACGACGGTAAGCTATCTGAAGCAGAAATCAATGCAGCATTTAAAAAAAACACACCACCACAACAGTAATAACTTGACACCCCTCTTAGGTTCCTGTATAATAGGTATATAACTTAAGAGGGTTTGTCTATTCCTCCTTAGCTCAACGGCAGAGCGTTTCACTGTTAATGAATTGGTTCGTGGTTCGAATCCACGAGGGGGAGCAATGCTATAATTAATCATGGGTAAAATTTTAATATTAACAGATGCATGGTCACCTCAAACAAATGGGGTAGTCACGACATTAAAAAATCTAGTAAAAGAGCTTGAAAAAAAGTATGATGTACATGTAATACATCCAGGACTATTTAAAAGCGTCACTCTTTCTTTTTATAAAGATATATCATTGGCTATACCAATAAGTATATTTAAGATGATCGATGATTATGATCCTGATTATATTCATATTGTTACTGAAGGTCCAATTGGTCTGGCTGGCAAAAATTATTGTCAAATAAAAAATAAAAAATACAACACCAGCTTTCACACAAATTTCCCATACATGATGAAAGATATTTTTTATGTTCCAGAAGATATTACATGGGAAACAATGAGATGGTTCCATGAGTCAAGTGAAAAGATTTTAGTTACAAACAAAGATATGAAAAACATCCTGCAGGAAAAAGATTTTAAAAACAAGATTATTCTTTGGTCTAGAGGAATAGATACAAAGAAATTTTTTTTTACAGAAAAGAAAACTAAATCTGAAAAAATAATTGTTTTATGTGTAAGCAGAGTAAGCAAAGAAAAAAACTTAAAACAATTTTGTAAACTTTCGCTAAATAAAAAATATGAATGTGTTTTAATTGGAGATGGTCCACATTTAGAAAAGCTAAGATCTAAATATCCAAAAGTAAGGTTTATTGGTAAGGTAGAAAATAGTAAACTAAGATCTTGGTATGCTTCAGCAGACGTATTCTTTTTTCCAAGTTTATTTGATACGTTTGGAATTGTAATGATTGAAAGTATGGCTTGTGGAACACCTGTTGTTGCTTATGATGTTACTGGTCCAAAGACAATTATTGAAAATAGTGTTAATGGATATTTAATAAAATCTGAAGATGATATACACAAGGCAATCGTAAAAGCCTCTAGACTAAATCGTGTAAAAGTTTCAAACTCTGTAAAAAAATATACTTGGGAAAATGTGGCAAAAATATTTATAGAAAATTTAACTAAGACAACAACCTGATATAATAGTATTAATATGAAGATTGGTTTAGGATCAAGTAGCGTTTATCCCTTAAGTTTAGAATCGGCTTTTAGGTTAAGTTCTGAGCTTGGGTTTGATGGAATCGAAATTATGGTAACAGAAGATAAAGATACTCAAGATGTTGTAATAATAAAAAGATTAATTAAAAAATACAATCATCCAGTTTTGTCTATACATGCCCCAGTCTTAATTATGACCTCAAATGTATTTGGAAGAACCCCGAAAGAAAAATTAATAAGAACAGCAGAGCTTGCTAATGATCTTGGGGCAAAAACAATTGTAGTTCATCCTCCATATAAGTGGCAAGTGGTTTATAAAAATATCTTTAAAGGGCTTGTGGAGTCCGTAGAAGACACCTATGGCATAACTATTGCTGTTGAAAACATGTTTGGATGGAGTCTTGGTGGCAAAGAGTTTGATGTCTTTTATCCATCTTGGGACCCAAATGCTGCAGGAATAAGATCAATAACTTTAGACTTTTCACACTCAGCATCTCAAGGAGTTAATTCGTTAGATCTTGCAAGATCTTGGGGGAGCAAGATAAAGCATGTTCATCTTTGTGATGGTCATAGTCAAAAAGATAAGTTTCACATATTTGATGAACATTTAGCACCAGGAAAAGGAACACAGTTAGTGAAAGAAACTTTAGAATATCTTAGAGATATTGGGTTCGATGGATACATTGTTGCAGAAATTAATACAAGAACAAAAACAAAGAAAAAAAGAAATAAAATTCTAAAAAACACACTTGATTTTGCTAGAGCTTATACGCTATAGTTGATTATAGCAACACCGTTTTGTTTAAAAGTAAAAATTGTTTGCCGCCTTAGCTCATTTGGTAGAGCAGGTCCTTTGTAACGATCAGGTGCTCGGTTCGATTCCGAGAGGTGGCTCAAACAATCCTGGTATAATTGCATAGAAGGAGGTCATACAACTATGACTAAAGCACAATATGCAATTGATGGTCGTCCAGGAAATAAATGGAAGGTAACATCATACATGGGTTGGCGTATCCACCCAGTCCACAAGGACAAAAGACACCACAACGGTACAGACATCTGGTCTGCACAAGAGCCCTGCTGGATTGAAGCACCATACGCAGGTAAGGTAGTAGCAGTAGGCAATAACCCATCTGGGTTTGGATATTCTGTAACTATTATGCACAAGATCAGAGGTGAATGGTATACAACACTATATGCTCATATGGCTGCTGGCTCTATTAAGGTTAAAAAGGGTCAGAAGGTTGAAGCAGGACACCCTCTTGGTAAGATGGGCTCAACTGGGACATCAACTGGTAAGCACCTACACTGGGAACTACACAAGGGCAAGCAGCACACTTGGAGTGCTACTGGACAGGGATACATCGAGCCTGTTAAATTCTTTAAGCGTCTAATCGAGTGGGAGAAATCTATTGCTACCGCTCCAGTAGAAGCAAAGCCAGAAGATCCAGTACTTCCTACACCAACCCACGACGAGGCTGGTGCAGCTACTGCTGAAGCAAGCATTCTCGAACCAACTACACCAGTGGTCAAGAAGCCAGCACCAAAGAAGTAAGCAAACTAAATGGCTTTATATGATTACACCTGTTTAGAGTGCAGTCAAACAAAGACTATCACGAGACCCATCAGTGAAAATGAACCCACTGGTGGGTATTCGTGTAGCACTTGCAATTCTGCATTAACTAGGGTATACTCTAATATAGGCGTTGCTTTTAGAGGTAGCGGATTTTATTCCACTGACAAATAGGAGACATATTGATAGAACTAGAAACCAAACAGTGGACACTCACTACAAATGATCGATGCGATGCTTGCTCATCTCAGGCGTATGTACACGTCAAGGGCGTTGCAGGAGAGTTGTTCCTATGTGGACACCACTACAATAAGGCAGACAAAGTAAAGCTTGAAGACTTTGCTTTTGAAATTATTGACGAACGTGAACAACTTATTGAAAATCAATTAAAGGGTAATGACTAATGGAAGAAAATATCACTAGGCTTGACGAGTTAATTCTTGAAGGCGGAATAGAGGTTGCAAGCCTCTCTGAGTCTGGTGAATTTTTGTATAAATTTACAGACAAATTAAAGGACATTGATCCAGAAATTTATAACAATGTTATCCAGATGATGTATAAAGAGATTATCTTTCTTTGGGAAAACGGATTTATTTCTATGGATGTTACTGCAGCTAATCCCTTAATAACTTTAACAGACAAGGCATCCGACCCAGAAGCAATTGATAGACTTCCAGAGTCTGTACGACTAAATCTTTTTGCAGTAATTAGATCAATTGTAGAACAGTCGTAGTATAATTAATTAGGTGCTATGTTAGAATATTCTCTAGGTTCAATAATTACTGCAGCCACTATGTTTTTTACATATAGATGGTTGCAAAAAAATAGTGTTTCAATCAGGTCAGTAAAAATCATTAATACTCAAAGTCGTACTAACGAATTAATTAAACAAACCTTTATGCAAGATCAATCATTCCCACCAGCAAAAAGTCAATCAACAAAACATTTTGACAGCAGAAGTATTCGCATACTTATAGTAGATAGTCAAGCTTATTGGATTACTAACAATACTGTTTTTACAGCAGATGTTATAAACGGAGAAATTGAAAAAGAAACAGCCAGACAGGTTGACACAATGACTATGGATAAGGTACAATTAAAGAAGATGATATTCATTGTTGAAAAACTAAAAGAAGGATTGTAAAATGAAGGTCGGTATCCAAGGGACTAAAGCCTTTGATGATTACAACGTATTTCTACGTGCAATGCGTGTTGCTCTTTCAGAGATTAAGGAAGGCGATGAAGAATTTTTTATTTACACTTCTGGACCTACAAGAGTTAATGCTTTTGCAATGGAGTTTATTAACATAACAGAACGTAGTTTAAAATCTCAGGGTATCCGTACTAGAGTATTTAAATTACCACCAAAGGCACTAAAGGATTCTATCCATACTCTAGACTACTTTGCATTTTTTAGTAAGCCAAAAGAATCAACTTCTGATCTTGTGCGTGAGGCAGAAGATAAAGATATTGAAGTTGGGATTTTTAGATACTAATGGAGTATGACCTGAGTAACAGAGAAAAAGCTTACCTATCTGTCGCACGATACTTTGCTTCGAAGTCGAAGTCTCGTAGAATGCATGGTGCGGTAGTAGTAAAGTCTGGACGAGTAATTGGTACAGGCTATAATAAGAATCGTAATAATCCTTATTATGTATCCCCTGAGCACATCAAAACACATTGTTCTGTTCACGCAGAAGTTGATGCAATCAGAGATGCAAACTGGAATGTGAAGGGTGCTGTTATCTATGTAGCCAGAGTAAATAGCAATGGTATAGATAGAGATAGCAAACCTTGCATTCGCTGTCAGTCAGTAATTGATGCGGCAGAAATCAAAAAAGTAATATACACAATAGGAGAAGATAATGAAGATTAACTCTCTAGAACAAATGGAGACCATTGTAGAAAACAATAAGTCTCTTCTCTGGGATGGTTGGAATGTAAAAGAAATTACGCCATCACCAACTGGATGGACAAAGCCAAACGGCATGTTCCGTAATAACGAGTGGTTCATTCAGAAACACTACAATCTTAGATATGATGGTTGGGACATCCCCAATAAGTTTGTGAGGAATGATGCAAAGTGAGGACTGGAAAAAACAAGCACGATGCGAAGGTTACGACACAAACTTATTCTTCGACAAATATGAAGAAGATCTTGATCTCAGAGTAGGGATAGATAATCTTTGTGCAGGTTGTCCTGTTGCAAGACTATGTTTTGCCACTGGAGTTTCTCAAAAAGCTTGGGGAGTCTGGGGTGGGGTATATCTTGAAAACGGAAAAATCTCACGAGAATTCAATAAACACAGGTCAAAGGCTGATTGGGCTGAGACCTGGCAATCTTTAGTAACGGATAGATAATTATGGAACTATGGTCTTGGGTACTTGCAGCAATTGGCGTATCAGGAATTTACTTTGTTGGCAGAAAAACTCTTTGGGGTTGGCTAATTCTATTGTTTAATGAAATAATTTGGATTGCTTACGCAATGATTACTGAGCAGTATGGCTTTATTGTTTCTGCTGTAGCATATGCAGCAGTATACATTAGGTCATATCTGCACTGGAGGGAGGACTTAGATGTACACTGACGCAATGAAACGTGCTGTTCACTCAATTACTGCACCAAAAGGATTTGGTCTAGATATTGTTGAGCATAATACTGAAGGCATTACCTGGATTGAGCTGGTAGCAGATGAAATTAAATTTATGAAATTACTTGACAGAGACAAGCGTATTGCT